AACAAGTCGCCTTGGCCTATAATTAATCGTCCTCGTCGCCATCATCTAACCATTTATAGGCAACTATATGTTCTCCTACGTTCCCTGCACCCTCGACTCTTTGCGTTTCTTTCCACCCTGCCTGTGTTTTCAAGTAAAATATTTGCGCTCCTAAATCACCAGACCTAGCTTTTTGAATTAAATTTTGTGCAACAAAACCAACAGCTTTTGCTTTTCCCTTTTTATATAGTGCAGAAACTTCTTCGTCTCTGTCTATAATATCAAAGAATACGCGCCGACTTATACCAAAGTAATCTGCTATTTGTTCCGTACTAAGCACTGCGGCAAGCGTTTCTAATTCTTTCCGTTGTTCTTCTGATAAAACTATTCTTGGCCTTCCGCCTTTGTTTATTTCAGACATTTTATAACCTATTGAAAAACCTTCTTAATATGTAGGAACGTGCTAATGATATAAAAGTAAAAGCTAACGAAATAGATAGCGCATCATATGTAGTTACGTCATAACCATGCAAAGGCAATATAACATAAGTTGCCGCCGGTGCTACAATATATCCGACAGCAACATTTGTTGTTGCCTCAACCATACTCATAATTTTAGTTTGACTCTGCATAAGTTTTGCCTGTTTGTTCGTTTATTGCTTCTTGCCCTGTGTAATCTTGCCAACGTTTAATAATTACATCACAATATTGGGGATCAAGTTCCATAAGTCTGGCGTATCGATGAATCTTTTCACAAGCTACCAACGTTGACCCAGAACCCCCGAATAAATCTAAAATAACATCGTCGGCCTTACTACTGTTGTTTAATGCCCTCTCGATAAGCTCCACAGGTTTTTGCGTTGGGTGAACGTATTTTTGCCGCGCCTCTCTTTTTTGCTCCCATATGTCAGTCTCCGTGCGACCACCATACCACGAATGCGCTGACCCTTCTTTGAAACCATATATTATAAATTCATATTGGTAACGGTAATCTTGCCAACCCATACCCCCAGAGCCTTTGTTCCAAACAATACAACTTGAAACATTAATACCCGAAGTTGACAGGTTTAAATAAAACCGAGGATAGCTATCTTTCCAGTTGCAACAAATATAATATGCCGCTCCACTTTTTACGTTTGCATAAATTGTTGATAAAAAACCTTTTATGAAATCCTCAAATTTATCGTCGCTCATTGCATCGTTTTTTATACCCTGCCTCAAAAGTTCGTTCGAGCCACGGCTTTTGTAATCAGCATTATACGGCGGGTCAGTAAAAACCATATCTGCTTTCGAACCGTCCATTAAATTTTCAACCGCATCGATGTCGGTGCTATCGCCACACATTAATCTGTGATTGCCTAAAACCCAGATATCACCTTCAACCGTTTTAGGTTTTTGCGGAGGCTCTGGAACATCGTCCTCATCAGTCAAGCCTTCATTATCTGGCTCTTGTAATAATTTAGCCAACTCGTCAGCATCAAACCCCGTTAGGCTTAAATTAAATTCTAAATCTTTAAGTTCTGAAAACTCAATTGATAACATATCAGTGTCCCACCCTGCATTGAGGGCCAGTTTGTTATCTGCTATTACATAAGCTTTCTTTTGTGCCTCCGACCAACCATCGGCCAAAATACACGGAACCTCTTGTAAATTAAGCTTTTTTGCCGCTAGGAGCCTACCATGCCCCGCTATAATTTCGTTATCGGCATCAACCAAAATAGGATTAGTGAAACCCCACTCTTTAATGCTTGCGGCTATTTGTGTTATTTGGTCATCGCTATGGGTGCGACTGTTTCGTGCATAAGGTATTAGCGTTTTTATGTCTCTGCGCTCAACCTTATCAGCAGGCCAAGACCGTCCATCGTGCATGGGTGCGCCCTTTCTGTTGATTGGTATTATACTGAAAAAAGTCCCCCGCGCAAGGCAGGGGAAAGTTGGCGAGGTACTGAGTCCGTAAAAAAGCAGTATAAAGCGGAACAATATCGAACAGGGAGGAGTTCGTGACCTCGCTACCTGTGTAACATAATCTAATCATTTTTCATACGTTTCAAGTATTCTTTATATGGCTCTAGTTGTTTTTCTGCAACAAGCCCCGCTCTTACCATTTGTTCAGCCATTGCGCCCATTATGTAATTTTCACCAACAGGCTCACCATTATTTATTCTATCAGCGTTAATTTTAAGTTCGTTAGGTTCGTATTTTTCAGGTGAAAGTTCCCTAAATTCAGGCCGCTTTGGTGCTATTGCTTTTGCTGATTTACTAATTTCTTTTGCAGTTGGCCAAGTCCTAGTTTCTAAATTAGAAAGTATATTTTGCTCAAAGTCTTGAAACCATTCAATATAATTTTTGCTTGGTGCTAATTTTATTATTTGATTGCATAGAAACTCAGCTTCGCTTTTCATGTTTTCATCGTTATTTTGCACCGCTCTAGGAGCATTAAGTCGCCCTAACATTTTTAACGTTTTTTCTTTTAGTTCATTATTTCGCATTTAACATCTCGCTTAAAACTGTTTTTTGTAAATCAAAATTTTCTTGTGGTTCATATACATCATGCCATCGTTCTTGATTTAACCATGTACTGGCGTGGGGTAAAAATTGTTTTTTTGTATGTTTATGAACATCTATAAAATAGTCCAATTTTTCCATTAGCTCTTCAAAACTTATTTTTAGTAACGCTCTTGAAAATGCTCGTCTTGCAGGTACTTTTGCAGTTTTTCTCGGATACTTTTCCCAAAACTCGTTAAACTGCTCCACAACAACATCAATAGAGCGAACTAATATAATAGGTTCATTGGATGGTTCTTTGGATGGTTTGGGTGAATCTTGTGCAGGGGTAGGGCTGAATGTCATGCCGTGGTAGGGGTGAACGTCATTCAGGGGTGGCCTCGTTGAAGGTAGTTTACTAACTATTTGTAAATTAATTTGATAATCTATTGTGTAACCGTGGCGGCACTCTTTTTGCCCTGTTACCTTTAAAACACCCATTGCCAACATTTCTTTTATATGCTGACGAACAGCGCGGCTAGACATTTCTAAATCTGACGCCATATTACCTTTACTTACCCAAATACCGCTTCCATCGTCACTGGCCTTATCTGCCATATACATTAAAATTGCTTTTTTTGTAGGCGAGCCTATTAATTTTGTTTGAATTACGTTTGAAACTAGGTTACTCATTGTTTAAGGTTACTCCTTGTAATCTATTAGTATTGTGAAAATACTTTTTCTTTATTGCTTATAACCCTCAGAGCTTTCCACTCTGGGGGTTTAATTATGTTGAAACCCATGTAACGGAATCTTCTTGTAAGTAATCAGAGAGCCTTTCTACCGTTGAAAATTTAGGGTCAGTTTCATTATTTATTATCTGATATAAAACAGGTCTTGACACGTTAGCATTTTTTGCAACCTTTGTTAAGTTCCTATCTCGTAGTTTATGTCTTATTTCATCTAAACTTAAAATTACTTTGTTATCCATTTTAACCTCTTTTGTTTACATTTATTATTTTTACCTTTACAGTGGAAAAAATAATATGTAAAGTCAGAATCAGCAAAAAGGAGAAATATTATGACAAAACTAAGACCACCACCCGTTGCAGTTAAACACGCTATAACTGAAGCTGTGTGGGAATTTACACAAAAGCTAGGCCACGATGCCCCAAAGCATGAGCATTTTCCTACTGGTTGGCATAAGGTTGTAGAAGCGGCTATAGATAAAGCCTACGAAAATTATGCAAGTAGCGAAATGGGTAACATAGAAATAGAATTAGAAAGGTTAGCCAATGCCTTTAAATAACAAAGAAAAGGAGACTATTTGGAATACATTTAAAACTTTACGAAGTACATCAAACCAAATTGCTGATTGCCAAGATTTATGGCTGTCAGATGTAAGGGATATAGAAACCGCTTTTTGGGCTTTATATCATGAATTTGAATTTATTAGAAATAATTGTGAGAAAGAAAAGAAATGACTAAAATACCAGAACGATTAATTAATTTAATTAAAGCAGTTGGCTTAACAGAAAGTAAAGCCACTTGGAACTGCCACGGTACGCCAGTGGTATTACACAAGGCATTAGAAAAAATAGCTATACATGAAAATATAGTTTTTGATGCACCAACTATTATAGAAAGCAATATAAAGGACAAACACGTTGCTATCTGTGTAACAGGCCATAAAGGTGACGCGACAGCTTGGTCGATAGGCGAGGCCGCACCTTATAACACAACAAATAAATATCCCTACGCTATGGCAGAAAAAAGAGCCAAGGACAGGGTAATATTAAAGTTGCTTGAATTAAGTGGTGATGTTTACAGCGAAGAAGAAGCTGACCAGTTTAAAAACGAAAAGCCAAAAAATAGCGAACCAAATTTAAATATTGACCAAGCCGAGCGCATCGATGCGATGTTAGAGTTTTACGAGGATTGCAATATAGATCGTTTTCTAGCGGCAGAAAAAAGATATGAAAAAATGCTCAACTCTGTTGGTATAGGCGAAGAAGAATATAATAAAATTGTGGAAGCGCACGATAAAAGAAAAGCGGAGTTGTACTCATGAAAAATATAACTGCCGTTGGCTATCTAACTAAAGATTGCGAAGTTGTCGAAAACGAAAAAAGTTCTTTTGTAAAATTCTCTATAGCTGTCGATGATGGCTATGGGGAAAACAAAGGCACAATATTTTTTGGCGCACGTTACTTTAGAACAAACATTTCACCATATCTTTTGAAAGGTAAGCTTGTCGCAATAACAGGTGATTTAAAAAAGAATGAATACGAAGGCAAAACGTATTTATCTATAAACGCAACCGAAGTTAAATTATTA